CCCTGTGCTTTATTCTCTTTTAAAATTACCTTTTTTGTATGGATATAATCACCATAACCTGCATCAATAATTCTTTTTGCACAAGTAGATCCAATTGGATATACGCCCATATAACCTGCACTTAGCTCAGCTAAATGCTTATCTTCTACATGAGAAGCATCATAAGGTGATCCATCACCTATTGCATAAAAATGAATTTTTTGCTTTGATGTATCTTTACCGCAAATAATACATCCATAATCTTGATCTTCAACTTTGCTCCAGTCTTTAACAAAGATACCTAGGTATTTAGTTCTTGGTTGTTTATGTTCACACATTTTAAGTTCTCCTATATTTTTGTTCATACCTAAAATTACTAAATTATGAACATTAATGCAAGTATTATTATGAACAAAATAATGGTTGTATATCAACACTTTTTTGAATGATATTTGCATATCTCTCTAATAATCGCTGATTTACAAGGCAGGCTGTCTTGGGTTGGGTATCTCCCTTACCAATGAATTGTCGGCTGGGGATATTGTTCATTAATAGACATTCAATGATTTTAATAGGTTGTAGCCAAATGAACCTATCCCCTGTAAAGAATACCCAATAATCTGCTTTAGTCACTAATAAAGCAGAGGGTTGATTAAACATAAATAACTCTACTAAAATATTTCCTGTCTCTTGCGATTTCTCATCGTATTTTACTTCAATTTTTTTTTCTATCTCAGGTATAAAAATATCATAGAATTTAAATTTGTTCTCAATAAGAGTCGTAGATGGAAATATTAAACGTATTTGTTTAAGAACATACAGCTCAATTTGTTTTCCTCTATTGAGGTCTTTTTTAAAGGTGTTGTCCAAATTCTTCCTTTAACTGATCGAACTCACCACTACTCATATTAAACAATGGTCTGCCTTGTTTCATAGCCATTTGCCAGCGACTCCTTCTAATTTGAGTTTTACCAACCTCTTCACTTTGCATTTTTAATTCTGGAGTTTGAACTTCGTTGTATTTTTCGTTTTCAATATATCTCTCCAATGCAACAGCATATTGACCTTGTTGAGTACAATACTCAGGGTAAGTTTTTATTATTAATTTTTGGGTATCTTCATTTAACTTTTTAAATTTAGATAATGATTTGGGTTTTGATGATCGTTGTCTGATGTTTACAACCAACGACTTCCAGAACTCATCGAACATAGTATTAATTAAAGAATTAGAATTAGAATTAGAATTAGAGAAAACTTTGCATGTTTTATCATTCTGCTCTTCATCTGCATCGCTTGTGCTTTGTTTCTGCTCTCGTTCTGCTTTCTTTAACGACCAGCCTTTTCTTGCCGACTCTGATTTTTTAATAATATCTTCGTACTGGTTTCTAAGATGTTTAGAATAAAATAATTCTCCATCCTTCTTAAAGAATAAAGATAATACTTTGTTCACATCCTGCTCATCGGCATCCTTGCAGATATCTCTTATATAATCTTCTGCTAGTCCACCTTCATGTATCTCAAACCATAAATGGTCTTGTATTGTCCAGAAAATGCCTCTCTGTGTAAAATTTAGCCTTTGGGTGGCTAACATCATCTCGGCTGGATATCTCTTATACCAAGGCTTCTCAGAATGGTTTTTTTTATCATTGTTCATAAAATAATGCTCTCTTAACTCCTGTTTTTTTTCTTAGATTTGTTCTCTTCATTAATTGATCAATCAAGTACGCAACTCTTGACCTCGTTTTTACTCCTAAATGGTCAGCTATTTCTTGATAAGTTGGACTCACATTTTTTTCTTTGATGTAAGAAGAAATGAACTGATTAGCTTGTTCCATCTTAGGAGACAGCGATATTTGATTTGTTTCCATGAACAAATGTATATAGGTTTTTTTTGTATTTAAAAACATTTTTCTTGTATCAATGTGAATAATGTTTAAATTATTTTCTATGAACTAAAGTTCATATTCGGTGCAGAGGGGTTTTTTTAACAACAATGTATATATAGCAAAAAATCCTCCTTTTTAACTATAGGTCGATCCCTCTGCATCAACAAAACGGAGACAAAAATGGAACTAACAAATAAGCATAATCTACCCAGTGTATTGATGAAGGTTGTTAATCAGCATCAATATTCAAAAGGTAAAGCAAATTATTCAGTATCAGATATTGGTATTGGAGAACCACCTAAAAAAGTAATTTTATCTAGACTTAATTCAGACAAAATTTCTAGAGATATCATTGATCAGTTTTACGCAATTTATGGAACTGTTCTACATTACATTTTTGAGCAGGCTGATGATGAAGCTACTCTCAAAGAAACAAGATTATACAAAGATATTTTTGTCGGTAAGGAAAAAAGAATACTGGGTGGAATGATTGATTGCATGCGTAAGGTTGCCAGCTTTGAAGGTGAGGACGCTTTTGGAATTTTAGATTACAAAACAACTTCAGCCTTTAAATATACAAACAAGTTAAGTTGGAAATCTTTTATTCGTGATCATACCATTAAACAAAATATTTATAGACTACTAGCTCAAGAGAATGGCTACAATGTCATTGAACTCAAGTTATTAGTTTTATTTAGAGATTGGGTTGCTGGATATTATAAAAATAAAAAAGGTTATCCAGCTCCAATAATGGAAGTAAAATTAGAAATACTTCCTGATGCTTTAGTCAAACGATGGATAAATATAAAAGTAAAAGATTTGATTAAAGCAGAAACGATTTTGCCTGATTGTTCATCGAAACAAGTCTGGCAGGATCATCAAGGAATTTGGAAGAGGTGCATTCATTATTGTCCTGCTTCCGAGTTCTGTTTCCAATATCAAACTTATAAAAAAGAGATAGAGGAAAAATTAGAAACAAAACCAAAAAGGAAAAGGAAAAATGCAACAGCAAAATAATAATTATAATAATAATAATAATAATAATGGTGGGGGGAGCAACAAACCAAACTTTGAATTAAAATACACACATCCCTATCGCACAAATGAAAAAACTGGGAAACCTATGAGAATGAAACATGGCTCAGTTTGGATTAAAGACAAAAGTGGAAATATAGTTGATCCGAATAATTTTCCATTTACGATTTATATTTCTTGTAATGATGGAGCAAAATATAATGTCTATGCTCCGTATGATGAGACACGAATGGCTCAACAAAATATTAATCAGGCACAAAGAAACCAGAGTCCACAGCCTTATCAACAATCACCGCAACAGCAGGGTAATCAACAGCAAAACTTTGGTCAGCAAAATAATTTTCCAGATGGAAATTATGAACCTATCACAAATCCTTATGATGATCATTCTCATGGGAGATAAAGATAGTATAAAGACATAAATGATTTATAATTTTTACGAATATAAAATGCTTCTCAGTTAAGTTATTTTTTATTTTTGTTCTCTTAGGGGGTTGGTCTCATGGCTTACCCCCTTTTTTATTGTTGTTTTTCAATGCTTTTTTACCCTAAAAAAAAAATAAAATAAATGTTCTTAAATGTTTGACATTATGAACATTATCAATTATAAACTTAAGGTATGAACATTATTAAGGAGAACAAAATGAAAGTACAACTATCAATGCCAAGATTAACTAGAGATGAAAGACTAGAAAATCTTATCAAAGAGGCTACACAATTTTTTGCAAAAGAATTGATGACAGTCAGAATGATGAACACAATCAAAATTAAGATTGATGTTAGAAAAACAACCTTAGATAAAAATACTTGGGGGCAAGTAATTAATAAGTGCATGGGTTCAGTAAAGCAAAAAGAATTTAGAATTACTTTGGACTACAATAGATTTGACACAGATATTCTAAGAACTCTTGCACATGAAATGATCCATGTTGAGCAGATTGTTTCAGGTCGTTTACAGTATAGATATTGGAAGTCTGATCATCAGCTTCATGCTCGTTGGGAAGGTAAAGAGTTAGGTGTTAAATCACATATACCTTACGAACATCAACCTTGGGAGATCGAAGCATTTGGAAAAGAAGAGGCTATATTTCAAAAATATTATTTTCATGGGAGAACAGTATGAATAATCTAAAAAAGAAACTATCCGACCAAGTTAAAGAACTTGCAGTGGAAGATATTGGTGGTGGCGGTGAGTTGTATGATATGACATCTGAAATGCATGACATATATGTTTGGGCATTACGAAATGCACCTATTCGTCAATTAAGAGAATGGAAAAAAGAATTTAAACAAAGACATAAAGAACAGGGGGAGCAGGAATGACTTGGACTTTACACACTGGCTACATTAACGACAATGATGTCAACGATACTTCTTTAATTTTCGTTCAGGAAAATATTAGAAGTTATTTAGCAGTCTCTATCTTTACAGGAAAATCCAGATCGGTTTTTAAAAAAGACAAAGATAAACTTTTTAAAAGATTGTCTGATCCTGTGGAGTTGACTGTACCAAAGATGAAAAATATTCTGGGAGATAAGATAAGCACAAAAAGATTTATGAATAAATTTTTTGACCAGAATAATTTCACCAGAGAGGTTAAAACATTTTTAGAGGTGTATTCGAAAGATGAATAAATTTCAATTAGTCAAAAGCAATATGGATATGCTGTCATTTAAAGACAGGATTAAATTTGTACAAAAGTTAGTTGGTGGTTCAGGTCATCAGCTAACTCATCAGCAGGCTAAAAAATTAGTCAATGATTTATCTCGTTCAAAGACTTATGAGAATGACGTTTACTGCGTTCATCATTATCAGAAAAAAGAAACCGATAATTATATCTGGAATGAGTCTTTTCGAGGACACATGGATTATTTGTCTATTAAAAGAATAGATAAAAAGCCAGCTCGTTCATGGACTGATTTTCAAATCATTAAAAATGAATTAATTAATGATGGTCAAGATCGCTATGCTGTCGAAATTTATCCCCCTGAAGATCGTTTAGTCAATACAGCTAATCAATATCACCTTTGGGTTTTACCTTTAGACTTTGATATTGGTTTTGGTTTTAAGGCTAGAGTCGTTCAGGATAATTATCAATCCACTATTAAAATGAATGGAATTAAATTTACAACCAAACAAGGAGAATAAAATGAACAATAAATCACATAACCACACAGTAGGCAGTCAGCACCATGTTGATCTATTAGCTGAATACGTCCAGCAGTCATCTCATGGTAAACTCTGCATCGTCAATGCTTATAAAGATTATAGTAATTGCAGGATTAAATTTACTTATAGCACCGATTTAGAATGGGAAGCTATAAAAGATGGTATCAGATTATATGAGTCTGATTTGCAAAAATCTAGGAGTCAAACCATCTTATAACAGTTTTGGGGGGTATTTTTTAATGTTCAGTTCTCCTATATCCCCCAAAAGCCTTATTTTTCAACGTAAAAAAAATTAAAAAAAAGTTCTTAAATAATTTGTAATTGTGAACATTTTCATGTATAAAATAACTATGAACATTAATAAAACTAACAAGGAGAACAAAATGAACAAAGAACTAAACATCGTAGATTTAATCGCATTAGCAACTCACAAGCCAGAATTATTTGAGGATAAAGAGCAGTTGCAATTAATACTAAATGTAAAACAAAACATTATAAATGTTTGGGTTGATGATTTTAAAAAGGAGCAGGCGTAAGCCTGTTCCAAGAAGGGAGAACAAAATGCAAAAATATCATTTCTTATTTGAAGTAGTAAACGAGCATAACCATAACAGAGTTGGAAAAGACTTTGGCTTAGGTCGTAAGGGTATCGTGGGTATTTGGGAAACTAATCATGCTGATGCACATTTCAAAGCAGTAAAATATTATGCTTGGGTTTCTAAGTGTAAAAGATATCAGTGGTTAGTACATCCATTAGACAGTAATACCTTACATTGTGAAAATGCACCAAATGGAGATCATTGGAATTTCAGCCTAGAACTTGATTGTGTAATTTTTCAAAGAGCATATTTAAAACAATATTTACCAAAGGAGCAGGCATAAGTCTGCTTCTCCTATGTCAGTCACTAAACTATCAACAAAAGATTTTAATATTGAAAAATGTTCAAGGTGCAAAAGAAAATTTACCAGAGCTATGATGCTGGAATATATGCCTCAAAATTATAGATGTATTCGCTGTTATAATGGGGGAAGTTTTGATCCCTATTTAATCAAGACTAAAAAAATTTTAAAAAGGAGCAAATAATGAAAAAAATACTTATCGCATTTTTATTAATAACTAATTGTACTTATAAACCAGTGGTTGATACTGCTGGTAGGTCTGGAACTTTCCCTGAGTCACAATCTGATAATGTCACTAATGATATTATTTTATGCCGAGAATTGGCTTTAGAGCATATGAATAAAACAAGAGAGGGGTTTGCCTATGTCTATAATTATTATTTAAGAATAGGCACTTTATTTTTAACCCCTAAAATGGACTACGAATATAAACAGATACAACAGAACTGTTTACAAAATCGTGGTCATTCTCTCTTGAAATAGTGTTTAATGTAAAATGTAATGATGGAGCAATACTACCAATATAATTATAACTGATATTTGCACCCATGATTTTAAGTTTGTGAAAGCATCAAACCATTCTTTTAATTTACCTAACATAGTTGACTCCTTTGTTATTTATCTGAATTAGTTTTTTTGAGTTTGTCAAAACTTCTAATCCCAGCCATGCCTAACATAGCCATAACCAAAGGCATTAAAACAGTCATATCTAAACTTGGCAAGGGTAAAGTTTCAACTTTAAAAACAGCTAAAAAGAAAACAATAAACTGCTTTAAAACAAATTCCCACATTATCGCTAGACTACAACTAATACCAATTAATGGTCTCCACATTCTTTGTAGTGTTCCACCAATCCCTGTAGCTGTAGATTTAGCATCAGCTAAATTTATATCCATTTGTTTTAATTTTAATTGGTTCTCTAACTCTTGTAGTTTTATCTTCGCTTGAGCTTTCTCTTCATCGCTTGTATGTAATTCATCTACGATTTTTCCAACACTACCCACAAGACCACCACTTAATATTTTTTCTAACATTAGATATCCCTCATCCTAGATGATAATTCGATAATTCTATTTTTAACTCCCTTAAAAGTAGAGCGATATAAATTAGAGTCTAAAAGCTCTTCAGCACACAAAACATAATCTTGGTTCTCTAGTGCTTTCTGAGTATTTTTAAATTTAGCCAAGGTTGGATATCCCAGCCAAAATGAAAGATGACAAACTATTTCCCATGCTTCAGGTTCAATAGAAGATGGATTAATAAATTTTTTTGCCTCATTCATAGCAATAGACAAATCTTTCTCAAAGAGAACCATGACCTCTGCATTGGTCAAAGGCTTTTGTCTATTTAAAAGGTGAGACTCAGTTGGAAGAATAAGATGTCCGACTCCAACTGTATATCTAGGTTTTCCATCAATTTTAATGCTTTCTTTATCAGCCGAACAAATATAGGGGGTATATTCAATTCCTTCAAACCTTATGATATCCTTTTTTAATCTTTCTAAGTTCATACTAAAACCTCATTTAAAATTTTCGTTATTCTAGTATTATCCTTATACATTATCAACTCGCACATTTTATTATCATATACATATAAAAAACAAACATTTAATCGTTTTTGTTCTTCATTTGCTGATCGTCTAATAGTTGTTCCTTTTTGAAAATTGGTTTGTCTAATACTGGCAGTTTTAACATCTACTAATAATATTTCACCATCTTCTGGATTGATGGCAATTAAATCAACAGGACTCTGTACGGATTTTTTAGAATAAACGATATAGCCAGCTTTAGTTAAGTAATACTCAGCAATTAATTCAGAGCTTACACCCTTTTGTTGTTTTTCATCCATAAGCAAATATTCGTCATTTACCCTGTCTATTATACTTCTTATAGCTCCTTCTTCTATGCTTATTCATAGATGACATTTTCACATTACCTCTGCCGATAGAGGTGCGTTTGGGTTTAGGTTCGTAAACAGAATTTGTGACTTGTGATCTTTTAGCCAACTAAGTCTCTAACTAAGATAATTAAATTAGATAAAACTAAAATACCAACAGACCATAAAACATAATTAATTTTTTTGATATCAGCTTCAATATGTTTTAAATGATTATTTTTAATAATTTCAATATCTTTTTGTATTAAAGATACTTCTTTATCCAACTTATTAATCTTGTCTGCTTGCCTTGGCATTGTGTACCTCGTTTAATTTTGCGTCTATAGATATTTTATTAAGTTCATTTAACTTTGTTGTCAAATACATATTTTTCTCTTCAGGATCAGTAGCAATAAGCAATTTTTTAGTAATGTGCATATTATATTTATTAAGATCAGTAATCTCTTGATCTTTATCTTTTAGGTCTTTCCTGAGTTTTCTATTATCGGATTTAAGGTCTTTATTAAGTTGTCTGTGTTTGTTTAGTTCTTCTTGTATTTCATTAAGATTAGTCATGATTTATTTTATCCCTGCCAATGGATTAGATAAAGACTTTTTTATCTTGTCATCTATCTCTTTTTCAAGGATTTTGAAGTCCTCAGATATCTCTCTTTCATTAGCCTTAACTCTGTCCTCAATATCATTAACTACCTTGTCTATGGCTCTTATATCGGCTTTCATGGTCTTAATATCGTCTCTAAGGTCATTTTTTAGGCTTTGTGCCACATCATTAACCAAACTAACTTCCTCTAATACCATTGATACCTCGGATTTAAGAACTGCAATCTGTTCATCAATATGACTTAAATCTGGTGCAGTATATCCTTCTATCTTGGCTTTCATATCTAAGTAGTCATCATAGAATTTGTAGCCAGTCCAACCACCACCAATAATTGCACCCATTAATGATAAGATAATAAAGAACTTACCACCTTTAAATTTCATTCCTTGATATTCTACTTCCATTGTAAATCCACTAATTCATTGTGTCCTAAATCATTATTCATAAACAAATTATACATCAAAATATTATTATCAATTATTTCAGCATCTGGCAAAGTTCTATTATCAAAAAATCCTTGTATCTGTGGTAGCTGAGGTTGTTCAAAGAAACTTTTACTATCAGCTAATACCTGCATGACGATTAAAGTCTTTGTTTGATTGTTGGCATCATATTTACCTTTATCACCCATTTTCTTGACTATCTTGTTGGCTTTTTCTTGTTTGGTTTCTTTTACTTCTTCTTTTGATTCTTCTTTTGTTTCTTCAACAGGCTCATCTACAGGCTCGTCAACCTTTGCAACTTCAACTTCTTCTACAGTTTCTTCTACAATTTCTTCTACGACTTCTTCCATTTCAACTTCTATGATTTCTTCCATAGGTGCTTCTTCTATTTTTATTTCTTCAATAACAGGTGCTTCTATTTCTGCTTCAACAGTTTCATAAGATATTTCCATTGGCTCAGCTTCTATAGGCTCAAACATAATAAAATCATCTTGTTTAGATACATCATTGAATTTAAATACATCTTCAGCGACATCAATTAATTCTGGTTGGTCTAGGTTTAAAGCAATAAAAGTTTCTATCTTTGTAATTTCTTGCGTAATGATTGTTTCAATAACATTATATAAAACATTAATACTCACATCATCAAATAGAACTCCCACCGCTAGATTAATATCTCTACCCCCTACTTCAATAATGAGATTAGTTATCTTTCCTGAGAAATCAAAATTGCCTTGATATTGTTGATACCCACTATTAACACCTGAAGCTGATAAAACATCAGTACCATTAAAGACTTCCGTATTTCCATTTCTACCAATGACTTTCATATAAACACTATCTTGTTCATCTTGTTTATCTACTTTGATTGTATATTCAGTAGTGCCACCATAATTAATATCTAGTTCTGAAATATCTACTTGCTGATAAAAGGTTGTTAAATTACTGTCTGTAATCTCAGCACATTTATCTGTTCCTAATTCATTACAATAACTACCAGAAGGCATTGAGGCACTACCCTGCCCACCCCAATCAATATCCATATCACCCTCTTTTGATGTAGAAACAAATCCATTACTGCCATCTAATATATCCCCACTATCTTCATTTGTGACTGTAGTTGTTGTTGTAGTGGTTGTGGTAGTTTCGGTTATATAGATACCTGTACTATCAGTTTCTTCTTCAATGACTTTTTCTTCAGTAATTATATCTGTCACTAAGGGAGTACATAAACCTATAGTGTCAGTAGAGCAATCTTCAGCTTTAGAATATGAGAAGCAAACCAAGAGCCATAAGACCAAAATTTTTAAGACCATCTATATCTCCTTCTTTTGTTTCTTGTTTAATTGGTTTTGGTTTAATTAAAGCAGTGCTACCTTGAGGAACTTTATCAGGATTTTGTTCCCATTGTTTTAAGGCATCTTCACCTATATCAGACATGTATGGGCAAGGTGTTCCAGACATAATCATAGCATCAAAAACTCTTGCGTCTTGGCATAGAATAGAAACACCTGCAACCTTCATTCCCATTGAGTAAAGACTTCGTGCTAGTTTAATTCTTTCGCAATTAAGGTCTGTAATTGTAGTGCCACCTGATGCACCAATATAAGGTAGTTGAATTGCACCGACACTTGAAGTCTTACATACATCACTATTAACTATATTGATTGCAGGGGAATTAGCAGTAGGGGGTGTATTATTAACGACAGTAGAACTAACTGTATTCGTTTCAGCTTTGACATCTGTAAATGTTGCTACAAGAGTAAATAGAAACAAAATTGATACTAATAGTTTCATTATCTCGCAGTATTAGGATTGCCATTGCTATCAACAAATGTGTGACCAAAAGCCATGTAGATGTATGGGGAATCATGGTTTATATCTCCATTAGCACCTCTTGCTTTAAAACCATTTGATAATAAATCAGCACTTCTGGTTGTTTCTACACTTTCAGCATTAGATAAATTTGCTCCTAACCAATCATCAGCAAGATTAAAAGAACTTCTTGTAGCATCTAACATACCCCAATTAGATGCACCATCAGTCTTTTTAGTTATAATAAAAGCAGGTCTAAAGCCTGTATACACGAACACTCCGTCTGTACTATTATTACCTGTATAAGAGCCAAATTTAGAGTAGCCTTCTATTTCTGCGAAAATATAAGCAATATAAGTTTGACCAGAAGCATTAACTTCAGAATTAGTACCGACTGTAAACACAGATGAAGTTGGTGCTGTATCATTCCAAAAATGTAAATCACCATGTTCTGCAGAAGTAGTATTTAATCGGAACATAAGTTCTTCGCCTCGTGCTTTATGATATACTGCCCAATCATCTGCACCACTTCTCCTCTTGACAATCATCATGGCAGGAACTTTGCCTAGCCCATGCCCTATCGTAGCAACGCTACCTGTTCCTGTATAACTAACAATACTAAATCCGCTAGTTTGATTAGCTGATATTGTAGATGTGGTTGAGCCATCACTATTAGAAGCAGTTGTATTTGAGCCTTTCCAACACCAACCTACATAAGTATCACTACTGCCATTAATTGAGCCATCATTACCTACTTGGAAACCATCAGATTCAAATGCTTGTAGTTCATTAGCATCTGTAAATTCATCATCATTATTATTAGGAAAAAGTAATTTAGTTGAGCCTCTAACTGCGTCAACCCATCTATGACTTACTCCACTATTTCTTTCTTTATACCAAACTGTATCTGGTTGAAATCCTACTCCTGTAATACTTCTGTTATCTGCACCATTACCAGTCCAAAGTAATGTATTAAAATATTGACTACCATCATCAATCGTAGGGGATAATTCAGTTGCTAGGTTTTGAGTACATAGTGCAAGATAGCCAGAGGGTGGTGCGTAGTAAAAATCACCATAGCCATTTCCGTCTGCGTTTCCTTGAGCAGTCACTGTTCCTGCAAAATCTCCATCTTGACCAAAATTTAAAGCCATAGCAGAGCCATAAGAATTTACAAAAGGAGCATATCTTTT